GATCCATCTGTTAGTTCTCTAAGTGATGAGCTTATTACTGCATTATCAATAGTTTTGATAAGGCCTACATAAGTATTACTGATTTTAGTATTAAATAAACTTGCCATTTTCTTTCTTTATATTTTTATTCTTTTTTTCTTTTAAAAAAGTTTTTAACTTCTCTATGTTATTCTTTTTTGGTTTATATTTCATAATACCCATCCATTAAAAGTTGATTCATTAGTTGGAGAAATCTGATCATTTGTATTATTGGTAAACTCAGGGAAGTTGCTTTGGTTAAAATCCATATAGGATTGAAATCTTCTCTGATACCACTCTGCATTAGTTCTAGCTTTCTCTACTAGATAATCTACCTCTGTTTTAGAAACAGTTTCAGCCGTTTCTGATGAGTGTTTGAAAATACCACCATTCCTAATTTGGTATGCAATAAATGGAATTATATTTACTTGACTATACCATATTAACATTGGAGCTATATAATCATTTAATAATGTTTTATACTTGGCATTATCACTAAGATCAATATCTCCTGTAGTAATCAATGTACTTATCTTATCATATAACGAAGTACCTGTAATGTTTTGTATGTCTATCTGTTGAGATAGCTTAATGAATTGAATGTATTTATCCACATCAATATTTCCATCCATAATGGAATTTCTTAATACATCTTCAGGTTTTATAAATAATGCTACTGCCATAATTTTATTTAGGATATGCTCCTCTGTTTTTCATATTCTCAGGTGCTTTTACACTATCGTTAGTGCCTCTAGGTTTTCTATTTCTAATATATCCAGGTACTTCATTTTTAGTTGCCTTTCTATAATTTTTTAAATCTTCACTAACTTCGGATCTCTTTTTTAATCTATATAAAACTCTAACCCATTTATGCCTACAATATATTCCACCTTTAAATCTAAATATATCGTATGGTTTGCCTTTATGCCTAAATGCTCCATTTACCTCTACTTCTTTTTCTCTAGGATAACTAGCTCTATCAATATCTTCTATTCTCCATACTATACCTTGACCTGATAAAGCCATCATCTCTCTACAGAAATCTCTAGATTCATTACCTTCTTCCATAGGTTTTCTAGAACCAATAGCATACTTATAACGAATTTTATATAAGCCATTTTTAGAATCTAAGTAACTAAATGCACTTCCATCTCTTACACTTCCTACATTATCTTCTGTAGATTTAACTAAACCTACATAATCTCTGATTTTAGATAGTGTACTCTTTTTTTCTTTAATTAACGAGTTTGCCCATTCTTCATTATCTACTCCTAATTCTTCATCTAGTTCATCTACAAATTCATATTCTTCATCCATTACTTTACCACTTTCTCTAAGTGATCCAAGTATATCTTCTGTTTCTTCATCCGATAATTGTGGATGTTTACTAAGCTCTTCTTGTTTTACACCTGTTTCTTCTTCTATTGTTTCATCATCTTGAACATCCTCATCTATTTCTGTAAATTCTAAAGGTTGTAAAGTAATAAAATAGAGGTTTAAGGCAATATCATTGTAAGCAAGTAGTTTATCAAAGTGTTCTATTAATAGTTCCTGGAATGGTCTTATAATTGTATTATCAAAAAGAATACTAGCCGTTTTAATCTCATCTGCATTGTTACCTAAGCCTGTGCTATCTTTGATTCCTAAAAGCATTGGAGAAACTACTCTATGAGCTAACATAATCTTTTTTGTACTCTCTTCACTTAGGAATTGATATTGTTGATGAGCATCTGATAATTGTACAGGAGTAATTTCTGCTTGAGCATCTCTATTATCATTAAATGCTAATATAAATTTACCTGCATTACTAGAGCCACTAAACTTTTGAGCTATCTTATGTTCTAGTAATCTTCTTTCTTCTTCATTAGGAATACCATTGTTAAAATTAATTAACATAGAAGGGCTAAGGCCTTGTTGTATATTATTAATATGGTAGTTAGATATTTCTTCTTCTAATAAACAATATTGAATACCTCCTTGATAATCTACAGGAGTATAATAATAAAATCCTGCGGAATAAGGTTGTATGTACATAATCTCTATAGATTCTTTACTTTTACCAAATGCAGGTATTCTTCTTGGCTGATCTGAGTTTTTTATATTTGCCCAATCTTTGAAATAATAATAAGCCTCAACTTCTCCTTCTTTATTAGCTTTTTCTGCTCTTAGTGTTTCAATAGGTATGTGTTCTAGTTGAGCTATACTTTTTCTATCTTTTGAATAAATAACTTGAACAGCACACTGACCCATTAATTTAAAATCATAACAAAGTTTTCTAACAATACCTGGTTTTAAAAGAGTAATCATTTTTGCATACTCTTCTGGTTTTGTATTGCTATCTGTAGCATTTAAACCTTTACCATAAATTTGTTGAGAAATCCCATTTATAGCTGCTGAATTTGTAGGAGAACCATTATATCTATCTATAAGATATTGGAAGTAATTGTTATCTTCTCCATACTCTACATAATCTTTGTTTACTACTTCTTTTATTTCAGGAGCAGTATAACTATTTAGGTTTACAAAACTTACTTCGGATTTAGAGTGTTTTGTGAATTGTCCTAATTTATTTCTTAATCTTTTTTTCATACTACAATATACTCATTATTGACTGAATCGTTTGTTTTGTAAACATCCTTATTGATGTTATAATGATCATTATCATTTAATTGATCTATGTCTTGATCTGTTACAAATATTCTATCTTTATATATTCTTTCTTTTTGATTGCTATCTGTTTGCCAAATCTCATCATACAAATTCCACAAACTTAGATTGGTATTCCAAATATTAAAATCTGCATATAAATCTAAATCATAAAACCTAGCTTCTTTAAATATTGAATTACCACTATCATCTACATAACTATTAGTGAATTGCATAAAATCCCCACTTGTAGTTATTGTATCTTCAAAATAAGTAAATGATTTATTTAAAATGTTATCTCTTACATCTATAGTAAAACTTCCAAGATATTCTCTTGGTATAACGCTTAAAGTTTGAGATGCACTTGTAGTAATTACTATCATTGCATATATAACGAATTAATTAAATTAATTTGTAAAATAACTAAAATTTAGATATATATTAGTTTGGAGTTATTTGAGTTGCATTAGCTGTTATTACTCCTGAATCTACAAATGCAGGTGCTTTTTCTTCCTGCCCTTCTAAAGTAAGTGTAAATCCATAAAGATCTCCTGCTGCTGCACCAGTAACTATAGTACCTCCTGTTACTTCACATCCATTCTCTAAACCACAAAGGAATTGATTTCCTAAGTAATCTTCTACTACAACGTGAGGCCTAGCAACTATAATTAGTTGTAGCTCTTGTTGAGTAGCATTATCTAAGAATGGCAATGTAAGATTTATAGTTTGAGCAAAGAATGTAGTACCATTTTCTCTAGAACTATTTACTGTAGATTCTAAAGAAGAGTTACCTTTTACATCAAACTCAAAAAAAGCAGGGCTACCTGCAAAAGCAGATATAGTTCCATCTGCATCTACAGTTACAGCACCTAGTGTACCAAAATCTGCAAAGTAAATTTTCTTAACTCCTCCAAATCCTGTTTTACAAGGTAATTTTCTTCCTGTTGTTAATGTACAAGCCAAGTTAAAAAAAAGGTAGAGTAAAACCCTACCCCTTTAAAATTTATTATACTGTTGGATCGTATAAAACTACTTCATTTCCAAATCCATATTGGATTCCTGAAGTAAATCTCATAATCACTCTTACATTTTGAGATCCATCTAAATCAGCCATATCTAGAGTTTTAACTAGGTTATGGTCTGATAGTAAACCTGTACCAAAGTAAAGATTTGATTTTTGAGCTAGAACCATTTGATTATCATTTAATCCTTGAGCTAAGAAAATATTAACTCCATCAAATGTTAATGGCTGATCCATAGTGTACCACATATTCACTCTATTCTCATATCCACCACCTTGAGCAGCTAAAGCTCTTACATAAGCCTTTGCTACATTTTTAGATACATATAAGTAAAGATCTTCTTTACCATAAAGAGCTGATGGACAAGCATCAATAACTTTACCCATCTCTGCAATTACATTAGCAGAAGTTACAGTAGTACCTGAAATATCACTTACATCTGAATCTGCTTTGAATAGAGTTACAAAACCATCAAATTCTCCTGCGGTTGCATTAGCACCATTCCAAATTGATTGCTCAGTTTTTTGTGCTACTTGAGCAGCTACTTCTCCAATTAAGAAATCACTAAACTTCTTAGGCATTTTTTCGTAAGCCGAGAAACCAAGCTCTGCTGCCTCCCACGAACTCACAAACGGAGTAAGACAAAACTCATTATTTACTTGGAACTCTTCTGGTTGAAGAACTCTCTCAGTAAGAGCTATATTACCTGCCGAAGTGAAATCACAAGAACCATTAGCAATAATACCTGATACTGCCATCTTGCTGATGTTTTCTTTATATTTAATATTAGGTAGAACTTCTATACCACCTTTTGCGATTGTATCGCCTGATAACAATGCAGCAGCGATATATTTCCCTGCCCATTGACCTGCATAATTACTTGTTATACTTAAAGCCATTTTTATTTATATTTATTAGTTATTTAATTTTTCAAAAATTCTATCCTTGATAGACATTTGTTTATTTTGTGAAAATGTAAAGCCTTTTGGTTTTTCTCCTGTATTTGTTTCAGGGCTATGTTTAATTGGCTCTACAGCAGGTTTAGATAATTCTTCATTGATTACCTCTTCTGCTTTTACTTCCACTTCTTTTGTTTCTTCAGATAGTTCTTCTTCAGTATCTACTTCTTCTACTTTTTCAGAATTAGATTCTTTATCTTTTTTAAGATCAGCTACAGCATCTTCAAGGTTTTGGATTCTTTTTTCCATACCTTTCCAATCAGCCACATCTGCTTCTTCTTTCCTATCTTCCATCTCTTTTTCTTCTTCTAGTTTAGATTCTTTAAGCTCTCCAATAAGGCCTTCTTCTTTTACAACTAGAACTTCTCCTGATTCAAGTTCATACTCTCCTACAGGCATTTTAACTTTTTCTTCATCTGTTTTGATGAATACTTCTTTACCATTAGAAAATGTTTCAGCAGTTATTACTGTACCATTCTCTAGTTTCCTATCTTCAAGATCTACTTGAATGTCTAGGATAGTTTTGATTTTATTAAGCATATCACTACTTTTCATAATTACTATATTAACGATTTATAAATTTAATTTTGCATTTTCAGGATGCTACCCTATTAATTACACCTATACCTTGAGCAAATAGTGAACCATCACAGCACTCAATAGAATAGGTATTCTTATCTTTACAATAACAAGCTCTTCTATCTCCAAGAGGGCTTGTTCTACTAGGCCAATAATTTTTTTTATTTACCACTTTTTGGATGTTTTTTAGGTAGTAAATCATTATCCGTTTTATATTTAGGATTTTGAGGCCTACCATTTTTGATTAAATACAAATAAGCATTAACTCTTGCAAATGCCCAAGCTGATGCTGATTTTATCTTAGGAGAGTGAGAAGTATTAAAAGCACCTAAACCTCTTTGAAATACTGATTTAAGTTGCCCTACTGTTACACCATATCCTAATTTATCTTTATATCTTTTATTAAAGTCATCTGCCTTTTTTTTTAAAGTAGCTTCATCTGCTTTTGACACCTTAGCTCCTCTACTTGTTGAGGCATCTCCTTTTGCCGTTCCCTTACCTTTTGGATTTTTATTAGGGGTATCTGATTTTGGTGCTTTAGGGCTTTTTCTAATAGCACCTCTTTCTCCTACCTCTGCATAATTATCTTTTTTTTTTACACACTTGCCATCCTTATTCTTATAACCTGAAGGGCATTTATCTCCATACATCTTATCCTTCTTATGGTATTCGCAAGGCATATACCAGGTTTTATCTTCTAAATCGTGAGTATGTATTCCATCACACCCAATATTACTAGCCATCTCTTTAGCTTTCTCTTCTGTTGAATATGCTAATCTATCATCAATGATAGCAAACTCATCATTTATTACTTGGCTATATAAATCTATTTTACCTAGTTTTTTAAGTTTTGCCTCACTCCATCTTTTTGCAGCTAGGCCTCCCCATAACAAATAAGATATAGTGCCACAGGCCTCCTTATCATCTGCATTATAGTATTCTTCTGCTCTTGATAAATAAGAATACATCCTCTTTATTGTTTGTTCACTTATAGGCTTACCTTGAGCTAATTGAGATGCTCTAATTTTACCGACATCTGTAGCACATTTATTATTTACTTTCTTGTTAAGCTCTATACCTCTTTTAGCATTATTCTTTACGGCTTGAGGATAATCTTTATAACTTTCTAGTACAAGTGTTTTACCATCCTTATATCTTTCATCTTTTTTAATTATACCTGTAATTTGATTTAGCATATATTCAGCCTCCTCTTCTACTATCTTTGCTAGTTCATCTTTGTTATCTTTTGGTATATCCATTTTATCAGCAAAATAACCTTCAATACTAAAACCTTTTACTTTACCAGATTTCACATACTCATTCCATACCTCATCATTATCTACCTTTACTGATCCCATCCAAGTTCCTACAGGTACATCAAATCCATACTTTCTAGATTTATCAAACTTCTCATCTTCTACTATCCAGCTTTCTACAAGTGTAAGGCCGTTTATTTCGTGATTATGTTCTAAAGTAGAATTACTCTGATTCCCTTTTTTTAAATATAATTGTGATGCTTTTTCTATAGTATCTTTTGAGAAATATATATAGTATTCTCCTTCTTTGTTTTTTCTATAGATAGGTTTATTGGGAATAAGTAAAGCACCCATTAATATTTTTTTCTCTTTATCAATTTCAGCAAGTTTAAACTCTTGATCTTTAAGAGCAATAAAATCTTCTTCTATTGCAGGATTTTCTACTATTGAAATAGCTTCTACTCCTGTTACTTCTTGCTCTTCATCTAAAATTAATTCTACTATCTTCATAACTAAATAACGATTTTAAAAATTTATTTTGTATTATAGTGATGCACCATCTATAATGTTTCTTTCTAAACCTTGAGCAGTGGTTACATCATTGCTTACTACAAAGGCTTGAACAGGAGTTTGATTACCTAAAGCACTTGCTAATTGATTTATACCTGATCCTCCTACACCTGTTACTTCAGGAGGTACAGATTCTACTACAGGAGCTGAGGCTTCTATAGATGGG